TATACAAACAAGCCTTATGTTGGCTTTTACACCACAAAACGCGTCGGTGGGATGCTTGAAGATTCTCAAGCAATCAAGCTGATTCAGTGCGCGGTGTAGTCTAATTTTAAGCTAACTAATAGCCCCCTTTTTGGGGGCTTTTTTATGAGGTGTATATGATCAAGTTAATTAAAGAAATTAAGGCAAGTGAGAACGGTCACAAGGTCGATACGTATCCGCCTGGAGAATATGAGACCTTGCCACCAAATGCGCTTGCACATGCTGAAAATATCGGCGCAATCGAACGCAGCAAGACGCAGCCAAAAAACAAAGCTGTAAAACCGAGCAAAACAAAATGAAATTGCGCCAAACAACAAACGTTAATGATGTTGTCGCGCCGATTGAACTGGACGAGCTAAGGCAGCATTTACGCATAGAGCATAATGAAGAAGATGCCTACATTTCGCAGCTTATACCTGACGCTCTGAGCATTGCCGAACAATATATTGATGGGATTATTGCAGATCGCTCCTATGAGTATGTGCTGGATCAATTTTCTACAAGTATAGAGCTGCCGCTTAGGCCGATAGATATTAATTCAATCAGTATTGCATACACAGACGATAACGGCGACCCGCAAACAGTAGCGAGCTTTGATTCGTCCTCAACTGCGTACTCTGTGACCATCATGCCTGATTACGGCGATACATGGCCCTCGGTTGAGACCAAGAAAGATAATATCGTTATCTCTTTTGACGCTGGCTACAAAGTTGCTACGGGCGAGGTTCCAGGCGGCATTAAACGCGCTCTGTTCATGATAGCAGGCACGTTAGACGATCAGCGAGTAGACCACACGGCAGGCGCTACGCTTAAGAGCGTCCCAACTTCGTCAACATACTTGTTAGATCCTTATCGAAAGGTGACGGTATGAGAATCGGACGACTGCGCGAGCGGATCAAGCTTGAAAAGCCGATAACAACCAAAAACCAAACGACCGGCGAGCTTACAAGTACTTATAAAACTATCGCAAGGCGTCAAGCTGCTATTTTGCCTATAAAGGGCGGCGAGATTGACACAAGCGGCGGCGAACTGGTGAGAGCGACAATAGAAATCACCTTTCGTTATGACAGCTCAATGCAAGACTTGGCGCATGACTGGCAAATCGTAGACATGAGAACGGGGCGTGTTTATGACATTGACGACTTTGAACCTATCACAAGCGCAACCAGATTTTTAACTATTAAATGCGTTAATCGGTCAAAGTAATGGATTTTAAGCTCGAGGTCGAAGGACTAAAGGAAATGGAAATGAACCTTCTGACCTTGGGGGCTAATTTAGGAGCATCAGCGCTCCGAAGCGCGTTAAGAGACTCAGGCAAGCCGCTTGAAGATTATATGCTCGCTAATGCACCAGTTGCCGAACACTCCAGAATTGTCAAAAAGCGCGGCGGTGAAAAGGTAAGAATAGATCCCGGCTTCCTGAAATCTCGAATAAAAAGAAAGTCCAGCTTAAACAAAAAAGGCCGCTTAACGCGCAAATTCAAAAAGAATCAGGTTGCAGTTGTTCAGATTGGAGCCTTTCGAGTTCCTTATGTTGTTCAGGTTGAATACGGCACTCGAAACAACAAGGCGTTCAATTTTATTCGCGGGGCAAAAGATGTCGCCCCGCAGTCAGTATCGATCTTTAGAACCCGACTCAAGCACCGCATCAAACTCGCAGAGCGCAAGCTGTTAAAGGCCAGAAAATGATAGAAAATACTGTTTATCAACTGCTAGCAAACATGCCCGAATTGGCCGCCTTAATAGGCGATAAGGTTTATTTTGAACACAACCCAAATCAAAACGAAAGTCAGTTTCTTATCTATCAAAAAAGCTCACATTTGCGTCCTTTGACAATTGACGGTGCAGCCACAACGCAGAACGCAGATTTTCAGATCGATATCTATTCGAAAAGTGAAAATACCGCTCGGAATATAAGAGATATTTTAGCGGCTGCGATTCATGGAAAAAGTAACGCGCAGTACGCAGACAATATTCAAATGATGTACGTCGATTCTGACTTTTCAGGATATGACACAGACACATCAATTTACCGTATCACCATGCAAATCAGCATACATTACTACTAAGAAAAGAGGGTTATATCATGGCTAAACCAACCGTTGTTGCAACAGCTGAAGTATTAGCACAGGGCGCAGTTCTAGAAATCAGTTTCGATGGAGGATCAACGTTCTTACCATTGTCAGGTCTAGAAAAAATACCACGCATCGGGTCTGAAGGTTCCTTTGTTGAGCTAACGGCAATTGATGAGTTAGTAAAACGTTTCGGGAAAGGAATTCAAACGCCGCCCGAATGGGAATTGCCTTGCCGTCGTATTGGTGCCGATGCAATTCAAGATCTATTAATCGCTGATGCACAAGACACCGCCTCACTCGACGCTTTACAAGTAAAAGTTACTTATACATCGGGCGACATTCTTGAGGCCGACGTGGTATTTAATGGCTTTTATATGGACGAAGCCGCCCAAGGTGATGCGGCGCAAATGTTTGTGGTTAAAGGTCAGCAGACCGGCGGCGTTACAACTTCGAAGGTAGCCTAAGTCATGAGTAAAATTTCATTTAGTGACCTTCTGAAAGCGCCACAATTACGCACGTTTGACTGTGAAATTGAGGGGCTAGGAACGGTCACACTAACCGAGCTATCGGGCGTTGAGTATTTAAAGCAACATTCTTCTATGAATGACCTGCATGAAGCGCAAGCACCAGAGAATGAACATGTTAATTCTTTGGCTTTTTGGGCATCTAGACTACTTAAAGGCTCCGACCCAACGAAAAAAGAAGTAAATGATTTAAAGCTAAATGTTTCGGCGCAAGTTCTTGGCCGAATCGTAAATGCTGGCATGAGCTTCAATGCGGAAAATAACTCCAAGGAAGAAATAGAAAAAAACTAATCGAGCAACCGGAGTTGGCCTGTCTTTGTGATATGGCAGACCAAGCCGGTTGCAGTATTTATGAATTAGTTTCTTCAATGTCCTCAACTGAATTAAATCTAAGAGTCACGAACCGACTCATTCAAAAAGGTTACACCTTCGATCAGCAGAAAATATCTGAAATCAAACAGCGCGAAAAAGACGCAGAAGTTGAGGCAGTTTTAAAACGCGCTCGTGAATACTGGAAAAAATCATGACAACAGTGGCAACGCTTACTTTTGATTTGGTCGCCAAAAGCGCAAAGCTGGTGACTGAGCTAGGAAAAGCGAACAAGCATACTAAAAAGTGGGCTGATGAAACCCGCAAGAAGGTCAATAGTTCTGTGAAAGTATTTGCAGGGCTAACGGCTGCTGGGGTGGCAGGGATGGCGGCTATCTACGCTAGCTCATCAAAAACTGCTGATGCTTTGGGTAAATTCTCCGACAAAATCGGGGAAGCGCCCGAAAAAATGCAAGGAATACAGCGAGCCGCACAGCTAACTGGCGTATCTGTTGAAACAGCGAACATGGCTTTTCAGCGTATGACGCGCAGAGTCGCGGAAGCTGGACAGGGCACAGGGGAGGCGGTCAAAGCGCTAAAAGAGTTAAATTTAGACGCCAAAGACCTCGCCAAATTATCTCCGGCTGATCAGTTTTCGAAAATCGCTGATGCAATGCAAGGCGTAAAGAATCAAGGTGATCGAGTACGGCTTTCGATGAAGCTTTTTGACTCCAAAGGTGTAGCGCTGGTCAACACTTTGGCGCTTGGCTCAAAAGGCTTGCAAGAAGTTCAGCAAGAGGTCAAAGATTATGGCCTTGAACTTACTCGCATGGATATTGCAAAAATTGAAGCAGCAAATGATGCTTGGTTTAGAGCTTCAGAAGTTACGGCCAGCTTTGGTCAGCAACTTGCGGTTGAGGTCTCGCCATTAGTCGAGGCGGTTTCAAATGAATTTTTAAATGCGGCGAAAGAGGCTGGCGGTTTTGGTTCGGTCGCAAGTAAGGTGGTCGGCTACTTAGTTAAGGCGGTCGGGTTTGCTGCAGATACTGTGCGCGGTTTGCAAGTGGCATGGAGTGGGGTCAAGTTAGTAGTAGCGGAGACGGTGTCAACAATCATTAGAGCAATGGCCGATGCTGACAAAGCTGTTTCAAGCTTCCTTGATAATATTCCTTATATCGAAGCTAAGCCAAGCCAAATACTTGCAAATATGGCCGAAGCGCTTAAATCAACCAGTGATGACATTAGCACAGAGCTCCAAGGCTTACTGATGAAGCCTATGCCATCGGGCAAAATTGAAGCGTGGGTTGATAATGTAGTAAGCCAAGCGACAAAGGCGGCGAAAAAATCAGTTCAGAAAAACGGTTCAATCAGTTCTGTTATTACTGAAACTCTATCACCGAGAAGTGAAGAATTTCAAGATTCGCTAGCCGAAATGGATAAGGCGCTCACAGATCTTCAAAATAAAAACACTGAAAGACAGCAAAGTAGCTTAAAAACATTTACGGGCTTGATGGGTGACTATAAAACGGTATCAGCGAATGCTGCTGCACATATCGAAGATAGTTTTGCGAACGCTTTTGATAACATGGCAACAGGTTTTTCAAGCGGAGTAGCCAGAGGGATTGTTGAAGGCGAAAGTCTGAATGACGTATGGCAGAACGTTGCAAAAACTCTGGCGATAGATGTTGTTGCAGGACTTATCAAAGTCGGCATTCAGATGGCTATTAATAAAGCTTTTGGGAAAGCGTCACAAGCAGAAGCAGTAGTTTCGGCGGGTGGTGTTGGCTTGGCTATAGCAACAGCCTATGCTCCTGCTGCGGCGCTAGTATCACTTGCCTCTTTTGGCTCTAATGCCGTCCCCGCACAAGCTGGCATTGCTTCTACTGTCGCACTTTCTGAAGCTTTAGCGCTAA